AGTGCAGCAGAAATCATACTGTCGTATGACATTTGCTTGTAAGTGATTATACTTGTTGGGAACTGTAACTCCCTTTTCATTTCTTCGTTGATCTGTCCTGCACTTATAGAAAGACCGTTATAACCTACCTCTGAAATAAGGATTTTTGGTACATTAGCTTTCTCAATCTTTCTTGTTCTACTCATATTAACTAAACGTCCTTAATCTCTTGAAAATCTATTCTCCTGAGTAAACGAAGCTATCGTAAAACTAGGAATTGTTTGTTGTGTTCTTAATTGGTTAAATGCGTCACTTGTAGCATCTACTTGCATTGTATTAAGCGTCATTCGTTACTTGACACCCACTTCTACTGTTTGAACCACCGAGTCTTCTGTTTACTGATTGTGGTAAGAACATACACGCTTCTCTTGAATAAACAGTATTACCTTTAATCAAGTAATCTTTATCAAAATCATACTTCTCTGCATCTTCATTATGATAAGCTGCTAACCACAATTCAAAATTATCAATCTTAGGTAAATCTTCTAAGAAATTAGCAAAACAATGCCAACGAACATCAACTGTAATACCACGTTTATAATAGTTATCATTAGGGGAGTAGCACCGTTTCAGAATGTTTCGCCAAAGTTGTTTAGCTTGCTTCCAATACGGAACTTTTTTAAACTCACCAAGATAACCAATACCGTAGCAACCAACATGATATGGGTCTTTAATCTTCCCAAGTTTAATATTATCCCAAAGAGCTTTAGTAGTGAAACCTGTCTGTACAAACTGTACGACACAATGACTACCTTGTTTCTCTAGTAGAATAAAATCACCACTACCATTACTAGGGTGAATAGTGTTTGGATATTCTTTTACACAGTATGTTCGATTTGTAATCGAGTAATCTCGACATTTCCCTGCAACTAAATTGGATAATAAAACAGAAGTTACAAACCCTGTGTTTAAAAACCTTACAGTTGCGGATTTACCCTCTCTTTTTAGTAACTCTACATCACCGTCAAGATTGGTTTGATAAATATTTCCAACAAAATGCTTTCTTGTTGTTCCCATGAAAATTCTCCCATGATTAAAAGTGCTGCACATCACTATGCAGATTAGACTATATCATGTCAACTAAGTTGACCATACCGCTTCGAGTTCACTTGAACCCTACTCTACTCACTTCCACATTTCTGTGCGCTTTCGATAGTCGTTGAACCTTTCTGTTTATACAGACTTGGCTGCTGATTGTCTATAACATTCGTTGTAGGTGTTCCAGCAATTCAATATGTTTATAGACGACCTAGTTTGTTAATCGTCTTTATTCTTTCTACTTCCGTCAAACATTTCCAACTCATTGAAATATGTCTTATTCCAATCACCCTCAACGTATTTAACATACCCTGCTTCTGCCATACTTGAGAATGGCCCGAAACGTGTTACCTTGTTTGATACAGGTTTAATCAACCTAACAGTAAAACCAAGATCAGCGATCTTAGCTTGTAACATACTAGCGTATGATTGTGATTGCGCTCCTGCATCTTTAGGTAACGTGATTAGAACATCTTTACCATCTTCGTAAGCAGTTTTAATGATTAGCTCTTCAACACCTCTGAACAGTTGTCTATCTCTTACTACATCTTCAACAATATAATCTTTATCTTTAGTCTTAGACATTAAAACGCCAACAGTCCAGTCAGGATTAGGGTATAAGTCAGATGGAATAGATGCAGCTAAGTCCCAAGCTCTAACTCTGTTTACCACTTCACGAGGAGGGTATTTAAGAGGAGTGCCTAACCAATCTTGTTTAAAGTAGCCTGATGATTCTTCACGAGCAGTCCAACTACCGTATAGTAGTCTATCTTGTTCTACTCTACTTTGTTCTTTTAACTTACCAATGTAAGCTTTAGAAATGTATGGGTTATCGTAAACTGTACTTCCAATAACACACATTGAAGTGATACCGCTATCTTCATCTGTACCATAAACAGCTTCAGCAGCTTCTCTTGTATCGTACCAATCTAAACTACCATCTCTCTGTTTAACAAAGTATCTTACAACACCTCGTTTATTAGGGTCAGGGATACCAGTATCAGGGTCTAACCACCACCATACCCAATCTTTAAGGAATGAATCACAGTGAGGGTTTGTTGCTCCAACAAGACACGCTTTATGATGTTGCTCTGCTAGAGCATTACGGTTACGAGAACGTAGGTAAACTACCATCTCTTCTGTAAACTCTGTCATTTCGTCAAAAGCAATGTAATCTGCTTGCAAACCTTTAAACTTTTCTTTAGCTGCTTCGTTCTCGTAGTGACTAAACTGCAAAGACGCTCCACTAGGGAACGTAATCTTCATGTGCTTAATACTAATCTTTAATTTATCACCATATACTTTACGATATAGCGATTGAGCTTCCTCCCATAGACCACCTTGAGAGGTAAGCTGTGTTGATGTTCTACGGAAGATAACTCCACGAGAATGAGGGCAGTCTACATACCTAAACCATCGAAGTAAGATTGAGTATGATTTACTACTTCCTGCACTACCACTAGCGATAGTAATATCAGCATCAGAGTTCATAAACAATTCTTGTGCTTTTGATGCTGGTGCAATTGTAATCGGTTCTTGTTGCATTACACCTCCTTATTATTACAAGGCACTATCCTTGACCACCATTCATAACTTTAAAAGAGATAATAGGAGTAGGTTCTTTTTCATCCTCTTCTGTTTCATCTCTATCTTCAATTCTTGATAACTTTTCAGGCTTATCTAAGTCATCCATCATTTCTTGATATACTTTCATAATGAAAGCACTGATCTTAATTTTAGCAGCTTCCGTAGTTGTATCATCGTCTAACATCTTAGCTAGAACAGTGATTGCTTTATTATTGAGAGGTTTTAATCTTCTCAACGTCTTACGCATATCTAATTCTCTGTTCTCAGAGTTAGTTAGGGATTTAGGGTTTACTAAATCTTTAGCTAAACCCCTACCTTTCGGATTACCACTTTGTCCTTTAACAAATGGCATGTTACACCTCGTTATTCAGCACGTAATACAGCCAGTTCTATTTCTTCACCTACTGTCCAAGCCCAAATTGGGAATCCCTCTGAGATAGAAATATCGTTATTTAGGATTACACAAGATGTAACTGTACTTGGATTAGGTTGTGTTGGTGTACAAGTGAATCGTGTTAAACGACCTCTAATCTCTTGTACATAAACAGCCTTTGTACCATCAGAGATTCGAACTGGTGTGTTCGATGTTAATTTATAAGTTGTTGCTGACATTTTATTTCCTTTATTTATTGTTATTCGTCTAATGACTCAATAAGGATTAAACCAAGCTCATCCAAAGCACTTTGCCAATTCTCTTGGCTACTACCATTTAGCATTAGACGTTCATACAGATGCTCAAGTGATGGTTGTAATTCAGCAGGGATGACCTGCGCTCTCAATTCACCATCACTAAATATTGCATAATCTTCGGGCTTCCACCATGAATGACAGCCCCAATAGATTGCACCTGTACTGTCAATTAACTTTACAGATAGGTTGTTTTCACCACAGCCGTAAAGCTCTGCGATTTGATTGATAGCGTCTTTGTGGGGGTCAGGAACGATATTTACAACGCTTAGATTAAACATTTCACACCCCTGCTGCTTTATTAAATAGCTTTGTAATCTGACTTGTTTCTGTAGCAGTTAAAGCCCTGTTAATCACAATCAGCCCACAATGGTCGGTGTTGTCGTTGTACGGTGTTGGGATTGTTTGACTTGTCAATATCTGAGTACCCACATTTGGTATAGCGCGAACAACTGTGCAACCTGTTAATTGTGCAGGTAGGTTTGTAATAAGTTTGTCGTCTACAGTGTCGAAATCTAAACGTTGCGGTGATGCGACAAGTAACGGACGCATTGAGGATGTGGTTTGGTAGGCGTGGTTTCCAGAAATTGATTTAATAGAAAAATTATCTACATAAACAGTTCCGTTATTTGCTCCTTTATAAAATTGGACGTGCAAATTTGTACCAGATACATACACATGGAATGTATTTTTTCCTGAAACTAATGCAAAGTTTCCATAATCTGTAGCGCCATTTACTGATCCGAGTTGCAGAACAGTGGATGCGCTAGTATTTCCAGTTACGGTAACTTGTACTTTATACCAAGTACCTGCTGATACAGTTAGTAATTTTCTCAAGCGTGCAATTGCACCCACACCGACTGCACTTAATTCTGCTGTACCGTTTACTATCTTTACAGTACCCGCAGCAGTTAATACTTCAACCCAACCTGTCAGGTCATCGCTAAAATCACCATTAACAACCATCTCACCACCAAGCACCAACCCCCTACTCTTATCCAAAATCAACCCCACAGCCTGCCCCGCACCAGTCACAGGCATAGTCCCCGCAGCATCTTGAAACATCGTACTTAAATCATTCGGATCGTAGAAAAAACCTTGCTCACCGTTAGCGAATAGTGGTCGGATGATCATGTCGATTGTAGTGGGTTTAAATACATCACCTACTGCGTTTGCAACAGACGTAAGTGGAGTTGTCAACCTATGACTTAATATTTTACTATCTCTCGTAAACATATTAATACTCCGAAGTTAGAACAGTAATCTCTACATTCTGAGCTGTCTTACTCCAAGCCCATACAGGAAAACCATCAGAGATGGAAATATCATTCTTAATAATTTCACAAGCAGGTGTGGTAGATGGGTTAGGTGCTGTTACAGAAACAGTGAACTTAACACCTGTACCAACAACCTCTTGAACATAAGCAGCTTTAGTGCCATCGAGAATCTGTACAGGTGTTTGTGTTAGGATAAATCTTTGTGCTGCCATATTATAAATTACCTTTATTCTTTTGTTAGGTTAAACGTATTGTTATATATAAAGAGATTAGTAGCCACTCTATCCTGCTCTAATCACGGAAGCACTAATCACGCTCCCCTCTCCGCACCTGATAATTATCTTTGTTGTACATATTTTAGTTTTATACTGGTGCTTGTTATTATTTATAGTTATTAGTATTTGACTAACTATGAATTATTAATTCGATTCATCTTTTCTTGTCGCCAAGCTTCTTTCTTCTTTTTAGACTTGAACAACCCATTATCATCAGGGTCTATGTTAGAACCTTTAGCAACACACAGAAATATTAGAGTGATAAAGAAAGCAGGGACACCAATAATTATAATCAGGCAAGTCAGTATGAAGTCTAACATTATTACACTAACTCCTTAGTACACAGGATTCTTTTGTGGAGTAACACAACCATAAAACATTTGTTGTTCTACAATACCTGCAAACTTAGCGTTTGATGTATATGTATCATCGTGTAATATTAAATTAACTTCATGTCTACAAATATTGCAGAAAGTCTCTTCTATTTTCACTCCATCAGGTAGCACTCTATATCCTGTTGGTCTAACTAAAATCCTATTACAACAAACACATCGTCCTGACATATACTCACCTTATTTATTATTATTATTTGGTAATTAATACTCAACACCTAACCATTACTGACGCATTACGATTCTCGTCTTGAGCTTTTAACTAAGGCGTAGTTGCTCTAACTGCCAAATCCACTTGCTAAGTGTTGAATAACTGGTTTAAATCTTATTGAGAAGTAATCTGTAACGACATTGCAAATAGTTACACAGACAATCTAAACTAACACGCGCTTGGGTGAGTCTTTAAACAACTGAAAGGGTGCTATCTGACCAATTACTTCTCAATAAAATTGATAGCTTACCTATCAGCACTCTATAGTCACGTCACGGAGGATGGTCGCTCTATGCTTCCTTACGCCACACATACAACCCCTGTATTGGTGGGTAAGTTACTGTCACTTTATTTGTGTTTTATGAGTGAACACCAACAGAATTAGTTGATCTCTTGTGTACGGTGGAGGTCATAACACCTTTGCATTGCAACAAAAACAACACTTAACTTACGTTGGGTTGTCCCCCTTGCAACATCTTTCAATCCACATTTTACTATCTAAACACGTTCTTCTCTGTACTTAACGCTAGAGTTGTAGTTTAGTGTGAAGGCAGTGGAACACCTATTAAATGGCAGGGCTGGAGGAACTTGAATCCCCATAAGCCAAAGTAGAATTCTGGTACATTATCCAATTATGTTACAGCCCCATAAACTTTTAGTCTGCTTGTTAGATTACTGAAAGTAAACAATCAATCTTTATTTTATCCGATTGATCTAACACACCATAAACGCTAGTTAGGATTATCTAGCTCTGCTAGTATGGAATCAAGAATAAGGAGATAAACTTCTTAATCCACAACAGACCACATTACGCATTAACACCAATGTAGGAGATATGGTGTATCTGTGCAACAACAAAATTAGTAGGGAGTTGGTTCTCCCAATGTGTAATAACACGCTTACTAAGATAAACTAATTAAATTCTCTTGTAAGCACCTTGAGGAAACACAACAAGGTTACTAGATTTCTTGTTGGTATAAGGTAAGTATACCACATGTTTCTACAGTGTCAAGCCCTTAAAGGAGCATTTAACACAGAAAAACAACAAAAACAAGAATATTTACATAAATTCTTATTGTTTTTAATTAAAACACAACAGAAATTTATTTATTTGTTAAATATTAACACCAAACATAAAAATATGTTGTTATTTGTTCTTGTTTAAGAGCAGCACACAAACACAAAGATTCTCTTGTCTTGTCTAACACACTAAACAGATTTGATTATCTGTGTTAGCACACAACAAACAGAACACCAAAACAGGTTAAACACAACAAGAAGAATAACTACAACTGATTTAAATCAGTTTAACTTTAGTAATGGTGTTTATGTAAACATATCTATGTTTGTTTACTACTTAAAGTACAGTATTTGCAATACTTAAGTAAACTAAATGTAATACTAATAGTATTCTTAATATATTCTTAGATTAGATATTTATATGAATATATCTATATAAATATAGAACTAAAGATAATACTAATTATATACTAATTGTAATACTTAAACTTACTTAAAGTAATTATTAGTATTAATATATTTATATAGATATATTTAATTATATATCTTATTCAGTATAGGATTCTAATATATTAATTTAATTAATTAGATATATCTAACCTAGCGGGGCTATTCTTTTATCTTAACCCTGACTTTGAATCTTGTCAAGTCTTTTATTTTGTAACAATTGTAAATATTCTCATATCTCTTTGTTTTTGTGTGTAATTTATTTTTATTTGTGTTTTTGACAAAAAGGGGTTGCAAACTGAGATTTCTGTGTTATTATGTATTAAGAACTTAGCAAAGAGTGTAGGAGCTTTGAGCTAACAGGTTGATTAATTTAGAAAGAGAGGTTTTTTATGAGTATTGATAAGCGTCCTGACGGTAGTTTGTATATCACTGAGTACACGTTTAAAGAGTGGTGTGAATCTGTTCAGCTTGCTATTCAAGCAGGTTATGAGTTTTCTTGGGACAATCGAGACTTCCCAACGCATTATTCAGCACCGTTCACAGCAGGTATGAAACCGATCAAGATGGAAGATCGTGTGGTTGTCCAAGAACAAGAGCCTGTCCAAGAAACTATCCAAGAGGATAAACCTGAACAGCAGGTTAAACCAGCACCAAAAACAACACGATCAACTAAGAAAGCATAATAGCAAATAAGCATCACCTCATACGTGTTGTGGTGCTTAAAGTTGATTAATTATATTTAACTTGTGGTTTAAACTTAATCAAACAGGTGAGGGAACAGGAATGGGGAAAATTCGTAATCGTCAACGCAATGATGGACGAGGTGTTAATGATCGTAAATACAAGTGTGATGGGAATTATCAGCACGTTAAACCTAAATGGGAAGAAGATCGTAAAACTCGTAAGTTCGTGTTCCATCCAAAGACGAATGCACAAAGAGAGTCATTAGCTTCTTTTGAAGAAAATATGGTAACGGTTAACTACGGTAGCGTAGCGAGTGGAAAAACAGCAATCTCTTGTTGGTGGCTTGCTAACCAATATCTTGAGGGACATATCAAGAAGATCTACATTGGTCGCCCTAATACGACTTTAGACAACCGAGAAAATGGTTTCAGAAGTGGCAATATTCTTGAAAAAGTTTATGCAAGTCTTTTACCTCAGATTCAATACTTGTCCGATGTGCTTGGTCGTAATGTTGTAGATATGCAACTTGAAAAGAAAGATGGTTTTATTGAGTTGTTAGATATTGAGTATCTTCGTGGTATGGACTTTGGACACAACATCGGAATACACTTAGACGAAGCTCAGTTGTTACGTCCTGCTGAAATTGATTGTATGATGACTCGATTGAGTACAGGTTCTAAATTAATTTTGTCTTGTGACCCATTACAACGAGATCAACCAAAAGATGAGTGTGGTGTGATTTATTTAAAACATTTAGTTGATAAATACAACCTACAGGATATTGAAGTTGTGAAATATACGAGAGAGGACATTATTCGCTCTGATTTTGTTTACGATTACGTTGTAGCAATGCAGCATAACTACGGTATGGAGGTTGATTAATGGAAAACACTAAATTCCTAAGTATGCACTTAGGAACGTTGTATAAAAAACACGGTATGTCAATATCTTATGTAAGTGGGTATGTTGATGGTTATACAGCTTGTAATTATGTTTGTTCAAAGCACGGTGAGTTTGTTAATCTACCTGTTTATGTAACAGGAGGACGAAAGCAGAGAAATGGATGCCCTGACTGCTCTTTACAAAATCGTAGAACAGGCAGAAGAAATACTAAACTTTACGGTGTTGGTGTAAATGATTGGGATGGTAATGTTAGCATTAGTTACTCTGAAAAGATTCCTGAATATAGGATGTGGAAAGATTTGCTTAAAAGAGTTTACTCTGATGTTTACCAACAAAAGAGTCCAACTTATATTGGCGTAACAATTGATAAGAGATGGCACAGTTTAAAATGTTTCATTGAAGACGTGTCAAAACTCAAGAATTACCAAAAAGGATTGCACGATGGTTACGCATTGGATAAAGATATTGCAATCAACGGTAATCGCCACTATTCATTAGAAACTTGTTGTTTTGTACCTCCTGAAATCAACACACAATTTAGAATTACTAGCAAGGTAAGCGATCTACCTATAGGTGTTTACAAAAAAGATGGTGTGAATGGTTGTAAGTATGCTTGTGACTGCCGTTCAGGGAATAAGACAGTATATCTAGGGTTGTACCAAACACCAGAAGAAGCTTTTGAAGTGCGTAAGAAATTCAAACAAGGTGTAATGAAAGAGTTAGCTGAGAAATATGAAGATGTGTTGGATGAGAGAGTTTTACACAAACTTTTAAACTACGACTACAATGAGAACGGTCTAATAACGACACCAGATTTAACTAAGGAGATTTAAATGAAACATAAAATGAATGAAGATTTCGATTTTGGTATGATCTCACCAATGCTACAACCATCAAGACTTTTGCGAAAAGATATTACAGTAAGTTTATATGAATATTACCTTGTTGGTGAGATTGTAGAGCCTGAAAACTACATAGATTTAGTAGACGCTTTAAGATCAGCAAATCCTCACGACGATTTTATTATTCGCTTTGCTAGTGGTGGTGGTTTACTGTCAACAGCAACAATGATTATTAACGCTATCACTGAATCGCAAGCTAACGTACACGGATATATCGAAAGTAACGCAGGGAGTGCAGCCTCTTTAATATTCCTAGCTTGTGATAGTTGGTCTGTTTCAGACGATGCGGAATTGTTCGTCCACACATCGAGTAGTGGTAGTTTTGGTAAAGAATCTGAAACTTATGAAGCTTCCGTGTTCTATCGTAAAAAGATTCATAAAATGATGCGAAGTCGTTATGCTGGTTTTCTAACAGAAACAGAAATTGACCAAGTTTTGAAAGGGGCTGACTTATACTTTGATGCAGATAGTATCACAGAACGTCTAAGTCGATACACTGACTACAAAGAAACTCTGATTGAGCTTGAGTTACAAGACTTTGTCGATGAAACCGACGACTTTGATGAGTACGCACCTGTTAAAAAGAAAAAGAAGTTAATTAGTTAATACAGTCAGGGAGGTGTTTAGGCACTTCCCTTTTATTTTGTGCATAAAATATTTTTTACAATTCAGGAGTGTGTATGCTAGATTGTATGTTACGGTTCATTTTTATTGTAATTGGTGTTGTGTTAATTGCTTGCATTTTCCCTACACTTTTGGTATTCTTTGTTCAAGTGCTTATTACAGTTTGTATATTCTTGTGTATTCTATATGTTATTAGTTTGTTTTATAAAGGAGATGGAGATGAACGATAAAGAAATTAAGGCATTACACGATTTAAAAGAAGCCTTGTTGAAAGTGAACGGAGCTTTACTAAAGACAGGTGTAAATAAAGATGAAGTTATTGTGTTACTACCAGATGCTGATTTTGTTTACATGAAAAGGGTATTAGAAACATCGAACACAGGGTTATCTAAGTTTTACTTGAAAGTTTGTGATAAAGAGTTTACACTATCAGGTATTAAGATTCGTAGGTATTCTAAAGGAGATGTGTAATGAATCATTGGTGTGAAAGTTGCAGAGATTTTGAAGAGAGGTATAAATGAGTAAGAATATTCCATGTGAAGAAATTCAAAATCTGAAACGAGATAATTTTTGGCTTTGCAGAGATAGAGTTAAAGTTAAGAATCTTATGAGAGAGAAACTTGATAGCGTTTTTGAATTAAACAAATCAATGCAACAGATGGAGTATCGTTATCTTAAAGAATCTACGAAACAAAGAAATAAACTTCTTGATGAACACTCTTTGTTGATTGATTTATATACTAGGATTAATCAGGATATTTATGATAATGGTCTAAAGATTATGAAACTTCGGGAGGGTGGTAAATAGTTAACACCGATAAGTGTTTAGTGGAAGGCTAGTTAAGTTTATTAGAGATAATTGTAAGGAGTTGTATAATGGTAGTATTTTTATTAATTTGGTTTAGTTTATGTTTACTTTGCGTAATTGGTATGAGTGTAAAAACAACAGCAGAGACAGTTATGAAAGCTGTTCTAGGAATTGCTGTATGTTGTTTAATTAGTTTCGTTTGGTGGTTTAAGTAGGAGGTACAATGGCTTCACAACAAGCTTTAGATAAAGTGTATATGGATATGGCATTTAGTATGTCTACGTTATCTTATGCTGTGAGAAAGAAGGTTGGTTGTGTCCTAGTAACACCTGAAAACTTGCAGATATGTTCGTACAATGGACAACCTAGCGGATGGGATAATGTCTGTGAAGATGCACACGTAACAGAGGATAAAAATTTTGAATACCTTGTAACTAAAAACACTGTAATTCATGCAGAGCTTAACGCAATATTACACGCTGCTAGACAAGGTGTTAGTATTAAAGACTCTACAATCTACATATCTTTATCCCCGTGTTCCGCTTGTTCTGCTATGATTGCTCAAGCTGGTATCAAGAGGGTAGTGTATCAGGACGAATATCGTGATGCGTCTGGTATAGGTTTACTAAGAAAACACGGCATTATTGTTGAACAACTTATTGACAATGGTCAGTGAGTTGTAGTACATTTAGAGAACAAATCAATTAAAGGAGATTCAAAATGAAAGTTAAAAACAAAGTTTTAATTGCAGTAACAACAGCTCTATTAGGTTGTTCTACCCCTGTAGCAGCTAAAGATAACCCATACATTAAGCAGTATTGTTCAGGTGTTTCTGATATTGCTGCATTGGTTATGATTCAACGCCAATCAGGTGTTCCTATTAAGGAAGTTATGAAATCTGACAGTGAATATAACACGAAAGAAGATAAAGAGGTTGCAAAGTTGGTTGAAGCTATTGCGTTAGATGCTTATAGTGTACCACTATACAACACAGAACAATATAAGCGACAAGCTGTAGTACAATTCTCAAACGAAGTGTTTGTTAGTTGTATGAAAACAGCATCAACAACAAAAGTGTAGTAATTAAGGAGTATTTATATTATGATTACAAACGAGAAATTTGCTGAAGTGTTAAAATCTCTAACTAAAGAAGATTTTGATGAAGCACAAAAGTTAATCTCAGACTTAATTAATAAGTTTGATGACTTACCGACAAGAGAACTGTTTACAGAAGTCGAGAAAGAAAGAATCACTAACCTTATAGATTCCTACCCTGACGAAGTTGGAGTAGCTTTATTAGCGTTGAAATTTAAGGAGTGA